AGTTAATATAGCAACGGACGTTTCACAAATCGATTTGGAGTCTATTAATGTTCAAAACAATTCCAGCGAGTAATATCGCTGCTGTCTACCCTGCCGTAATTGGTGGTGGTGGTAACCCACTAGGTTTAAACACAAACCTATTTGTTCAGGATGCTGTTTACCAAAATTACCAATACTTTTCCGAAGAACTTGTGGGTACGCATTACGGTAAAGATAGCGATATTCACAACTTTGCAACTGTTTATTTTAATGGGTTTAAAGGCGCTACCACTCGCCCTGATTCATTATTTATTTGTACTTACAATGGTGCTGACGTTGCTGCAAAAATCATTGGCGGTAATGTTTCTTCAATGACAATTGATGAGCTAAAGTTAATTAATGGCGATTTAGTTATCTCTGTAGACGGTACACAGAAAACAGCACCTATTGATTTGTCAACGGCAGATTCATTTAGTGATGCGGCTGCATTAATTGCTACAGCATTAACTTTACCTTGCGTATATCAATCAACAACCAGTAGCTTTGTTATTTCATCTAGCACTAGCGGCGAAACTTCGACTATTAGCTATGGAAGTGGTGATGTTGCAACCAAGTTAAAATTAACCCAAGAAAGTGGCGCAGTATTAAATAATCACACTGAGAAGGACACACCTTCTACAGCTATGGATAATGCACTAAGTTTTACCAAGAACTTTGTTAACATCACTTATTCAGATGGTGTTCTTGATAGTGCGGCATTAAAACAAATTGCTTTATGGGTAACCAAAAGTTTAGGACGTTTTAAGTTAACTGCTTGGAGTTTAGACCCTATTGCATTAACTCAAACTGGTTCATCTTTTGGCGAGTGGGCTTTAGCTAATACAAGCGGTGTTGTACCTATTTATGGTAGTTTTGATAAGGCGGCATTCTTTAGTGGTGTTAGCGCATCAATCAACTACGCAGAAACTAACGGACGAACTACCACCATGTTCCGAAGTCAAGATGGTTTATTGCCTGATGTAACCAATGAAGCTGATGCTGAAACACTTAAAAAGAATGGCTATTCGTTTTATGGTGCATGGGGTACAGCAAACAATGATTTTGTTATGGCTGGTAATGGCGCTATCACTGGTGACTTTAAGTGGATTGATAACTTTGACTTCCAAGTGTTCTTAAATAGTCAATTCCAATTAGCATCTATGACTATGTTTCAAGAACAAAAACAGATTACTTACAATGCTGATGGTGTTGCTATTTTACGTGCATACCTACAAGACCCAATTGATCAAGGTGTTAACTTTGGTGGCATTCGTGCTGGTGTTGAGTTATCCAATTCTCAAAAATTCAAAGTGAATCAAGAGGCTGGTTTTGATGCAGCAAGCCAATTGTTTACAAAAGGTTGGGCTTTGTCTGTAACTGTTCCAAACTCACAAGTTCGTGCTGAGCGTGAATCTTTCATAATTAAGTTCTTCTATACGGATGGCTCGTCTATGCAACGTTTAGAAATGACTTCTACTAACGTGCAATAAGGAGTTTTGAATCATGGCAATGGGTCATAATCCGAATACAATTACAGCCGCCAATACGATTATCAGTTTTCGATGCAAGGGTGTTTATGATGCTTTTGTTAAAATGACTGGGGCGCAGTCTGACCAGTTTTTATCAATGGCAGATGTAACAACAGCTCAAACTCGCTTAGGCGTTGATGGTAAACAATCTATGGGGTGGATTCCTCACGAAGTTCCTGTGACTTTATCACTTGAGGCTAACAGTCCATCAATCATGGTTATGGAAAACGTACAAAATGATTTCATGCGAAATCAAGAGGTGCGCTTGTGTGAAATCATGGTTGAGTATCCTTCTGTGCATCGCCGACAAGTATTTTCAGGTACAATGGTCACTAAGTCAGGTGGTACAAGTGTTTCTCAGTTGCTAAATGGTCATACTTATGTATTTAATATGATTTCAGATGGTATCGAAGAAATTAACTAAATTAAGGGGAGAAATCCCCTTTCTAATTTGAGGGTTTAAAATGTCAAATGGTTTGAAAAGAAAGACACATACAATTGAATCAGGGCGTGACAAGGGGAAAGTATTTCAAATTACTGAGATGCCAGCTATTCAGGCAGATGAATGGGCGCATGAATTATTCTATGAAGCCTCAGTAAGTGGAATGAACTTAAAAGAGGTTGATGTACTTAACCTTGATACAAAATCAATGGTTGGCATGATTGAAATTGGAGCAATGATTGCAACTATATTTGGTCGAATCCCTGCCAACCGATCTCGTGAATTAAAATTCGAACTGCTTGAAAGATGCGTTCAAATTGTACCAACTGGCGGAAATCCTCGCCCTGTCATGTGGGATCAAGAAATATTGGATGCAAAGAACTTTACTCTATTAGCAATGCACGCTGTGGATGTACACGTAGGTTTTTTGCCAAAAGGCGAAACCTGATTCTTGATTATTCATATAGACAAGATGTTTTTAGCAATCAAAATTTAAGGGATGATGTTTTAGCCAATCCATTAAATGTTTCAGATACAGTATTTAGAGCCTTAAAAACAAAAGGTTGTACTTATCATGAGCTAAACACTTGTTTAGGATTAGAATCCGCAATGAATATTATCGAGGTTTGGCAAGTAGCAGATTATAATGAATCTAAATTAAAGTATTACTCTGATAAAGACAGAGAGAATAGAGGTAAAAATGGCTGAAAATATTGTTGAGTCGATAATTGTAAAACTTGGGTTAGACGGCTCACAATATAACCGTGAAGCCGATACAGCTATTCGCAAAAATAAAGAGGTAAATAAATCAGTAGGAGATACTGATAAAACTGTTAGCGCTGTAACCAAAACACTCGGTCGCTGGTTTAGTGTTATGGCTGCTGCAACTGGTCTAGTTCGTATGATTGACCAAGTACAAAAGCTAAATGAAGAATTATTTCATTTAGAAAAAAACTTAGGAATGTCGGCTTCTACTATTAAGAATTGGCAAGGTGCGGCAGGGGCTATGGGTGGCTCTGCTCAAGGAATGACTGAAAGCATTAAGTCTCTAAATATGGGGATGAATGACTTTGTGGTAATGGGTGATTCTAGCTTATTGCCATTCATGAATGCTTTGGGCGTATCTATGGTTGATGCGTCAGGAAAGCTTAGAGATACAGACAAGGTTATGCTTGACCTTGCTGACTCGTTTAGCAAAATGGATAGAGAGCAAGCTTTCTCCATTGCTTCAAAAATGGGGATTGATGAAGGCACATTTAATACGCTCGTACAAGGGCGTAAAGAAATGGAGAAAATGCTTGAGTATCAATCGAAGATGTATAAGTCTTCGGAGGAAGAACTCAAAGCTAGTCGTCAATTAGCACAAAATAGAGCCTTACTTGGTCAACATTGGGAATCGCTTAAAACAATGATGGCTAATGCTATCATTCCATTATTTGTGAAACTTAGTGAGGTGGCATTAGGTATATTTGAATTTTTACAAGAAAATCAAGAAGCAGTACAGGCAGTTTTTAAAGGAATAGCTTTTGTTGTTGGTGTGGTTCTCATCCCAATGCTTGCAAAAGCCACTCTTGCTGCTTTAGCTTTCATGGCTCCATTTGCTCCATTTATTGCGGTGGTTAGTGCTTTAGGCGCTGCATTTGGCGCATTATATGATGATTACAAAACATGGGCAGAAGGTGGAAAGTCATTATTTGATTGGGGTGCTTTTAAACGATATATAGACAATTCTAAAATCTCAACAGATAGCCTAACCAACGGATTTAAGTATCTAATCACTGGATATACAGATTGGTCTAAACTTGCCGAGGATGGTAAATCATGGCTTAAAATGAAAGGCTTCATGGATGAAAACGGAGTGTCTCTAAAAACATTACGTGAAGGATTTATTAATCTAGCTGCCGATATTGTTAGATTTGCAATCCCAACATTAAGAGAATATGCCGAGATTTTTGGTAAATTAGTGAGTGGTGATTTTAGAGGGGCTGCAAACCAAGCTGCTGCAATGTATATGAATTACCTTGACAATATACTTGAGGCTGGTAGACAGGTTTGGGCTAGAGCTACTGGCGCTGTAGATATTGCAACACAACAACCAATGGGTACGTTAAGTAATTCTGTAACAGGTCAGTATAGCACACCACAATATAATGCACCGCAAGTTGGCTCAGTGCCAAGCGGAAGTAATCCAATACTTGATTTACTAAATAAAGGTGAAACTGGTAAAAGTGGTATTGCTGCTTATAATACCGCCTATCTAGGAATGCGCATAAAACCATCCAAACCAATATCGAGTATGACTATTGGTGAGGTAATGGCGTGGCAGAAACAAAACTTAGATGAACAAGCAGAAAGAAAAATACCAGCCAATAAAAGGTCTTCTGCTGCTGGTAAATATCAAATTTTATATTCATCAATGAAAGGCTATATGGCTGGTGCTGGTTTAGGCATGAATGATATGTTTAGTCCTGAAAATCAAGATAAAATGGCTATGGCTATGCTTAGTGGTGGAACTTATGGACTAGAAAATGTTAGAGCTGGTAAAGCTACTCCTGATCAATTCATTGATAGGATTTTATCAAACCAATGGGCTAGTGTTCAAAATAGTCGAGGAGTTGGGATTTATGATAAGCCTGGATTCAATAAAGCATCTATTACCCCAGCGCAATCAAGAGCTGCTATTGCTGCCTATTTAGGAATGAGTACACAGCAATCACCAGTACAGCAAGCCATGCGCCAAGGTGACTACATAGACCTTAGTAGAGTTCAAGCCAATCAACCAGCCGCTAACGCTGCTAATCAAGTTCAAGTTAATGTTGGTGATATTAAGATTCAAACATCATCGCCTACTGTGACAGGTAATGTTCAAGATGCTATGGGAGCAGTACAAAACCAGTTCTACCAATTACAACCATCATTTAAATAGGTGATATATGCTTAATGGAATGCCTAAAATACCTGATTTTGTTGCTCCCGAAGTATTACAAAACGTTGGTATTTCTCTAGGTAGTGCTGCTTTAATTAGTGGAATATTTGGTAAAACTTGGGGAATTGTCAATCAATTTGGTATACCTATTGTTCTAGCCGATACTGTTGTTAGCATGAATTACGACGCTGGTTCTAGTATCTCCAAGTATCCAACTGAGCAAGGTCGTTTTTCTTCATATAACAAAGTTAATAATCCATCTATGTCAACTGTACAAATGGCTAAAGGTTCGGGTGGTGTTATTGAGCGAGGTGGATTCCTAGCTCAATTAGAAGCATTGTTAAAATCTACGGTTAGTTTTCACATTATTACCCCTGAATACGTTTACATGAATTATCAAATTGTGGGTATTAACCATTCTCGATCTGCTCAAGATGGCGCAACAATGATTACTGTTAACCTTGATTTGGAGGAGGTTTTAGAAGCTAAGGTTGATTACTCCACAGAAGAAGTAAAAGCGCCTAGCGATTCAAATACGGTAGATGGTGGGGCAAAACAATCTAATCCAACACAAAGGGAGTCTATTTTGCTTCGGGGGTTCAATTCAGCTAAGGAGGCTTTAGGGTTATGATTTATGAAATACCAGTTGAAGCAAAGCCGAATCAATTTTTCTCAACGTCTTTGGATGGGATTACGTGGGGTATAACATTAGAAACAAGATTAAATGGATTGTATATTTCTTTGGTTAGAGGAAATGAATTAGTCTTATCTAATCGTGTATGTAGAAATCGAGTTTCTGTAGGATATGGATTTTCATTTATCGATATAGAAGAAAACAAAGACCCTGAATATAGTGGTCTAGGCGTTAGATACATTTTAGTTTGGACTGATGAAGTATGATAATATAAGCCCATTAAGTTGATGGGCTTTTTTATATGAAAAAGAAAGTAACTAGGGTAACTGTAACGCTGCAAGATGGCACAGAGACCTTTACGGCTGAGGGTGATAATAGAATATCATCTACAGGATTAGCTATATCTTCCATCATAACTTATGGTAATGGCGCAATAACACCCACAGCACAAATAACAATATATGGCTTGCCAATTGAAACTATGAATAAGCTTTTTAGGGTTCAATGGAATACTATGAAAGCTATTCTCAATACAGTTAAGATTGAAGTTGGTGAACAAGGCTCAAAATTATCAGAAGTGTATAACGGCAATATTACCTTTGCTACTGTCAATATGGATGGTGCGCCTAACGTCTCTCTAGTCATTACAAGTCAAATGGCTATTGTTGATAAAATGCGATTTAGTGAGCCTTTCACAATTCCCAAAGGTGAATCCGCACAAGTTTCCGATGTTATTCGTTATTTGGCGGCTGAAATAGGCTATGAGTTTGAGAATTTTGGTGTTGATCATACAATAACAGACGCATCATTAAATGGCTCTAATATTGAGAAAATCGAACTACTAGCGCAATGGTGTGATTTTGATTTATACATTGAGCAAAAATCTATTACAATTTGTGCTAAAGGCGCAGAAAGATTGATTAAAATACCAATAATTAGCCCTGATTCGGGATTGATTGGTTACCCTGCACCTGATCAACGAGGAATATTTTTTCGTTGTGCTTATGATTCTTTAGTTAGATTTGGTGGGATTGTTAAAATTAAAGACAGTCTGATTAATGTAGCTAATGCTGATTGGCGTGTTTATGGATTGATCTCAACACTAGAATCAAATATCCCTAACGGCAAATGGGAAATGGCAGTTAATGCAACTTGGAGGGATGCTAAAGATGCAGCAGTCCAACGCTAGCGGATATAACATAAATAGGCTTGGTGGTGGCGCTGAGTTTATACAAAATGTCATGTCAATGGTTGGGAAGATCAATACTGGTGAATTGGTTGAGGTCACGGCAGTTGAGGCTAGTGGAACTAGTCCAGTGGGTTTTGTTTCTGTTAAACCATTAACCCAAAGAATTGGCG